TGGACTCCAGCATGTTCTTGAAGTGGGTGGCCGACAGCGGCGGCCCGTCTCACTCGCCCGGCTTGCGCGATGAGCTGCTGGTGAGCACGATGGAGTCGGCGCTGGCTAAACTGACGCCCACGACAGACTTCCCCAACGTGGCAGCCACAGTCGTGGCCGAAACTGAGCGCAAACAGATGGCCCGGCTTGAGAAGGCCGATTGGTGGGAGCGCTTTGCGTATCTGCAAGACGATGACGCCTATTTTGACTTGCAAGACAGGCGCGAGATCAGCCGCAGCACGTTCAACGCCATGTTCCGCCACATTGGCTGCAAGTCCATCCACAATGGCCGCAAGGTCGAGGCGTCCTATTCGTTCGATGAGCAGCGCCAGGACAAGGGCGCTCAGTCGCTGGTCAGCGTGACGTATTCCGCAGGCGCTGGCACGATCGTCAACCGCGACGGCTTAACCTACGGCAACCGATGGGTGAACAGCCGCCCGCAACCCGTGCCAGGCGACGTTACCCCGTGGCTGCGCCATGTCGAGCGACTGATCCCCGAGAAGTTCGAGCGTGAGCACCTCTTAAACGCGCTGGCGCATAAGGTGCAGTTCCCCGGCCATAAGATCAATCACGCGATCCTGATGGGCGGCACGCACGGCTCGGGCAAGGACACCATGTTCGCGCCGTTCTTTTGGGCGATTGGCGGCGACGCCAAGCGCAACTGTTCGCTGGTCAAAAACGAGGATTTGACGTCGCAGTGGGGCTACGCCCTTGAGTGCGAGGTGATGGAGATCGCTGAACTGCGTCAAGCTGACGCCAAGGACCGCCGCGCACTGGAGAACACCCTTAAGCCGATCATCGCCGCCCCGCCTGAACTGCTGACCATCAACCGCAAGGGCCTGCACCCGTACTACGCCCTGAACCGGGTGTTCGTGGTGGCGTTTTCTAACGAGCGTGTCGCCATCAGTTTGCCCTCAGAGGACCGCCGTTGGTTTGTCCTTTGGTCAGAGGCGGCTCGTCTGTCCGAAACTCAGGCACTGGCGCTGTGGAATTGGTACAAAAACCAAAACGGGTTCCAAGCAGTGGCCCATTACCTGCACACCCGTGACGTGTCCGCATGGAATCCAAGCGCACCGCCGCCGTTAACTGAGGCTAAGCAGATCATGATCGAGCACGGCATGAGCACGGCGGAGGCCTTTTTGGTGGACATGCTGCGCCGTAAGTCCGGCGAGTTCGCCCGTGGTGTCATTGGCTCACCCTTTCACGCTCTTTGCGATCGTTTGCAGGGCCTTGCACCCCAGGGCACAAAGATTGTCCAGGGCGCCCTGCTGCACGCGATCAAGGAAGCGGGATGGATTGACTGCGGTCGGATCGCTGCTCAGGAATACCCAAGCAAAAAGCACATTTTCCGCGCCCCTGATGTTGACCTAAGCAAGTCCGAGTTAAGGCGAGCCGTGGAGAACACATAAAAAAGGGCCCCTAGCGGGCCCTCTTAGTTAGTATGCGCAAAATTAACGCCAGGCACGCATAAATCATCTGATCGCCTCATTCAGGATACATTGCGCCGTGTCGGTATCGCCTTGCTTGAGGGATTCGAGGGCTTGCACGATGGCGGCTTTCAAACTGGCAACTGTCTGTTTTTTAGCCTTTGTAGGCGTGTAGATGTAATCCGGGTCGAGTTCCTCCAGCACTTCAGGCTGTGCAGCGTCCAGCATGGGCGCGGCGCGATCGGCAAACGTGAACCCTTCACCCTTGAGCAACAAACGCGCGTTGAGGCTTGCGTATTGGGTCAGATAGTCGGCGGTTGTCATACCCGCATAGAACTGCGGATAGTCGCGGTCATGGTTCCAGTCAACCTTGCGCTTGATCGCTGGTGGCTTTGCAGCGAGTCGGCGGTATTCCTGAGCGTTCTCAGGCTTGACGGTGTAGCGAGTGGTGGCGTGTGTGAATTCGATCATTGCAGTTTCTCCAGTTGGTTAATTTGGAATTCGAGGTTTTGTCGGTGTCTCCAAGCCATGTCGCGGGCTTGGGTGTCACTTGGGCAGTTGCGCACCATGTGCGCGGGTCTACTGACTCGCTCACAGTGGGCGATGACCTGCGCCAGTTCTAGGCGCAAGCGTTCGAGGGTGTCAGCGTGTGGCGTCATACAGACCAGACATGTAGGCAGACATCAACCCAGCCAGTTCACGGGCAGAAACGTGGCCGCAGCTAAACACGTCAGACACTCCACCGGATTCGTTGCACATGCGGTGCAGGCAGTACCCGCCATATGCGCGGCTGATGTGGTAGTTACCGACATTGGCCGTCAGCTTGCCATCAACAGTGCGATAAGGCTCAGACGGTGATTTCGTCATGCTGTTGAGCGTTGCGGCTTTTGCGTCAAGATGTGTGCGGTTGATTCGAGTAGTCATGGTGTGTGCTCCTGAGTTAACGTGGGTAGTTCTTGCAATAGAACTGGTTTTCGAACTGGTCGACGTAATACGTGTTTTCTTGGCCCGTGTCAGTGATCCAAATAGTGCCAAGTGACAACCAGATGTCGGCTGTTTTCTCCTCAATTTCGGTGATCTTGGGCAGGGTTGATGTGTAGGTGGCGCGGTGGCGGTCGAGGTACATGGTTAGTCTCCAATCAATAGAACAAGGCGTCGAGGCCATGCAGCACAAGGGCGCACAGTGCCAAGCCGATAAGCACGGCGGTGCAAATGTCGAGAATTTTGGATTTCATGATTGGGCCTTTTTCAGCAAGTGGACAAAAAGTCAATGGCGCGGTTTGTGACGTCCCGCTCACGGGTTGTCAGTTGGCCATTGACAATGACGCGCTCGATCTCGACTATGCGCTCAATGTTGGAGTGGTGATACACCGCATATGCGGCTAATTCAAAACTGTGACGGCGGCGGCGCTCGCCAGTGGTGGTGATAGTGAAATATCCGGTATCTAACATAGTGGCGCTCCTGGTGGTTGATGATGACTTTATTGTAAAGGATTTTCTTGCACTATTTTGTAGGGGTTTTCCCTAGTTCTGGGTCATCGTTGGGTCATTGTTGGGTCATTGTTTTTGGGGTGTTTGACCCAGAGGAAAGCGAGCATTGGCGCGGGTTTGCGGGGATTCTGGGTCAAATTGTCATTTTTTTATTAGATGTTATGGAAGAAATATATATACATAGGAAAACGGGCCAAGATCACGCGCACGCCATGTGCAACGTCATCACGCGCCAGAGTCCGACAGATTTAATGACAATTTGACCTAGAACGGGTCAAAACGCTTGCAACTCATTGATTCATAAGGATTTTTTTATTGTCATTTGCGCTGCAAAGATGACCCATGCAATGACCCATAAGATGACCTAGAATCCGGCCATGGTTAGACCCTGCAAATTAGATACAGTGAATTTTTTCAGGCGCTTGAAGGACGACGAACGCGCCATATTGTTGGCCGCTGGCGCGGGCGACTTGTCCGAAGGATTTAGGAATCTATTGGATATTTATACAGTCCTACACAATGCGGGTTTTCGTCCTGGCGATCGCATTGAAGACATGCTAATAATTGCTAACAGTTATGCAGAAAATGCATAACGGCTGATGGCGCCAGGTATGGGCTAAAAGCACCCACAGCCTCCCAGCCTTTTTGCTTCAAGCCTAAAGCATATTTGCTTCAAGCTTCAATACTTCAAGCCTCAAGCAGTTTGCAGTTTGGTTCGCGTAGCCAGTTGGCTTTTGCTATGGGGGGGGAGGGTCTGGCTGTTAGACAAAAAGTTACAGGTGCCTCCCAGATTCCCAAAACGAAAAATTGGACTTTTCGGCTACACGACTTTCCGCTGGCGAAAAAATGACTATTTGACCTACAATGGCGACGCCAACTTCCAAAAGGACAAAAGATGGAATCCCATTCCGTAGCGACCGGAAAAAAACGCGGGCGACCGCTCAAGATGACGATCCAGAGGTACGCAGAGAACCCGCCTGCGGTGCTACCGAAGACGGATCACCAACGCATCAAGGAACTCAAAGAGCTGATGATCCGGTCTGGCGGCAAGGACGTCGCGGAGAAGGTCATCCAGATCGCGCTCAACGATGACCACCCAGGTCAGATGGCGGCGCTGAAGATGTGCATGGACCGGACGCTGCCAGTGAGCATGTTCGAGAAGGACAAGCAGCACCGTTCTGCGGTGACGATCAATATAACTGGATTGGGCGATGCGCCGACGATCATCCCAGCCGAGGACATAACAGATGTCTGACCTAACCTTCAAACTGTTGAAGTGGCAACAGCAGGTGATGAACGACAAAACCCGATTCAAGGTTATTTGTGCTGGGCGGCGGTGCGGCAAGTCGAGGCTGGCGGCTGTAACGCTGCTGATCCGCGGTTTGCAATGCCCGCAGGGGGCGAGTGTGATGTACATTGCACCGACGCAGGGCCAGGCGCGGGTCATTATTTGGGATGTGCTGATGGATTTGGGCCGGGATGTAATTCAGTCCAGCCACATCAACAACCAAGAAATCAAACTGGTGAATGGGGCGACCATTTACATCCGCGGCGCGGATAGGCCAGACACACTGCGCGGTGTTTCTCTGTCTTATGTGGTGCTGGATGAGTACGCCGACATGAAGCCGTCGGTTTGGGAACAGGTGGTGCGAGCTGCGCTGTCTGACCGCAAAGGCGAGGCGATGTTTATTGGGACGCCCCGCGGGCGAAATCACTTTTATGACCTGTATCTGCTTGGTGAATCCGGCGAGAGTGATTACAAATCATGGACGTTTACCACCGCGGACAACGAACTGATCGACCCTGCCGAAATTGAAAACGCTAAGAAAACCCTGAGCAGTTTCGCCTTTAAGGCTGAGTACATGGCGTCATTTACGAACGCTGGGTCGGACGTCTTCAAAGAGGAGTGGATCAAGTACGGCGAAGAGCCGGACTACGGCAGTTACTTCGTGGCCGTGGACTTGGCTGGGTTTGAAGAAGTGGCCAAGCAGGCGGCCAACAGCAAGAAGCGGCTGGATGAGTCGGCGATTGCGGTGGTGAAGGTGACCGACGACGGCAAGTGGTTCGTGAAAGAGATCGAGCACGGCAGATGGGACATCCGAGAAACAGCCGCCAAGATACTGATGAAGATGCGCGACTACAGGCCGCTGTCCATCGGCATCGAAAGAGGGGCGCTCAAAAATGCGGTGCTGCCGTACCTGTCAGACCTGATGCGTAAGAATAACGTATACAGTCACATCGTGGATTTGACTCACGGCAACAGAAAGAAAGCGGATAGAATCATTTGGTCGTTGCAAGGGCGCT